CACATACGGGAACGCCGAGAGCGTCCAGCTTGCGTTGCTTACGCGGACAAGTTGGCGAGGCGCGTAGCTGTTGTGGAAAATATAAAGCGTGTCGGCTGACTGCGTGACCTTGAGCTGGAATAAATCGGTGTACGAATACGGGCTTGTGATTTGATACGGAGTATTCGGTGCCGAAGTGATCTGCCCATCGTCGGTGTAGAATCTGATGTACTGATGGCCGAACTCCAAGATGAACGATTGCGTCGTGGAGACCTTGAACTTGAGGAGTCTGACCGGGTGAGTCGAGTCACCGGCAGCGGCGACCATGTACGTTCCTGGCCGGTTGCGGATTCCTCCCTGCGGCAACACGTTTACGTTGCGAGCTGTCTTTAGGCCGGTGAGATATTTGGCGATGTCAACGCGAGCATGAAGGCCGGGATCGAACTCTCCTCCGGCGAAGCTCGGTTGAATGTGATAAAAGGGTGCAGGCATCTACACTCCTCGCGAGCGTTCGTAATAAGAAATGCTTGGCCCCTTCTCTATTCCCTCGCCGCCGTTCTTGCGCTTGGCCTCGTCCCAAAACGCGATGGCTTCTTTGTTGATCTGCGCCTTGAGTTCTTTGTCCGCGCTCAGCGGGATCGCGAGCTTCATCGCCAGCAATAGCGAGAAGCCGTCAACAAAGTCGTCGGGGAACACGCTCTCGTCAACGATGTCGTAGGTGAACTCGGCATACGCGTTGTCGATCTGCGCGGCGATGGCATCTACCAGCGTGACAGGAGATCGGAGAACGCGGAAGTCTGCCGGTCTCCCAAATCGACTGTCGCCAATATCCTCGGAGATTGTGCGATCTCGATAAGGGTCAGGGATGATCGCGTGTTGCGGATTATAGATTCGTCGGACACGCAGGCACTTGGCTGGTACTGCATAGAGAAAGCTCCATTGAGGGATCACGTCTTGCTTGCTGATGTCGTCGGGGTTCGCTGCGGCAGTTGCCTGATCGCCCAACAGATTCAGCACTTGGTTCACACCGGCGAAGTTCCAGTCACACGCACGGAGCGCCGCACGGCGCGTTCGGTCGTAAAAGAGATTGCACTTACGCGCAGGTTCACTCTGCTCGGAGAGAGAAGTGATCTGCTCGATCTTGATGTGGCTCAAGGCCAAGTTGCAAATCTCGGTGCTGGTATTTGTCGGTGATGGCATCTATCCTCCACTGGACCCGCGCCGCGAGCTAGAAAACGACGCGGGTCCGTGATCGGGTTTAGGCTGGCCGCACGAGTTTCATTTCCTGGGGTGCCGGTCCAACCTTTACGGTTTCTTCTTCGACTTCGATTTCTTCGCCTTCTTTCTTCGCTCCGGCTTTAGGAGCCGGGTCGAGCTTGCCGACGAGTTTCAGATTCTTGTTCTTCGCGAGGCGCTGAGCCGTGTGCGGTCCAACCGTCATCATCTGATCAGGCTCAAGCAGAATACCCTCGACGTAACACCGCTGAGTTGCAATGAACTTCGTTGCCATTTCAATTTCTCCTTGCGTGAGTTCGTGGGGCTCCCGTCAGTAACCCAGGAGCCCCACGTCTTGTTCCTTAGCTGTCGAGTACGCTGTTGCCGATTGTCTGGTTCATCGCGCCCGAAGGCATGGTGAACGTGGCCGCAGCCTGCCGCAAGCTCAGGTCGATAACGTCTGCGTCAAGCGTCAGGAACGACATGAACGTGCCAGCCGTCAGGTCGTTCGATCCGGTCATGCGATAGATGACGCGGATATACCGCGCCATGTTCGGCAGCAACCGCTGCGCCAGCATGACCGCGCCAGCCGTCAACGAGGCTTTGGCGATGGTTGCGCCGACGATGCGATCCGTGAAGGTCACGTTGTCCGGTGAGTCTTGGACAACGGCCAGGACGGAAGTCGAACCGCCAGACGTAACGGCTGTGTTAACGCGCACGATGACAAACGGCGCGACATAAGCGCCGCCGCCATCAGTGAACGCGCTGCCGCTGACGTTCTGATCGATCACACTCGCGGACGGATTATCGATAGTGTGATCCGTGGGCGAGTCGCCGCTCGCCACGTTGCTGAAGATATTCAGGCCATCTAGGATTGCCATGTGGTTATCTCCTTCCCGTTAGGGAGTGGGTCTCAGGATGATGAAGCCGATGACAGCTCCACCGCTTCCAGGGTCGGTGTTCACGGCGATGGCGAAGCTCGTCGCCGCCGTGATCGTGGTCCCCACGATGTAGCACGCGTTGGTGCCCTTCGTGATGACGCTGGCGATGATGATGTCGCCAGTAGCGATGTCGGTGTCGGTGACAGTGATGGAAGTCTGACCACTCGCGACAGTGGCAGTTCCCCATCCCCGGATATTTCGCTGAAGATATCCGGCCAGCCCGTTCATAGAGCTGCGTCCCGCCGTCATAAACCTCGGGAGTTTAAGTGCCATAGTTTTCTATGCCTCTCCCTTAGCTCACCGCTGCTTCGGTGTTGACGAGTGCATCGCATCGCCGGACGGGTATTCCCATCAGTTTCGTGACGGGATGATCCGTCTGCACGTCCTCGATCTTGAGGAAGGCGTTGAACTTGCTCATCGCCTTGACTTCAAGATACGTTTTCACGACCCGGTTGCAGTACCACATCGCCTTCCCCGCGTTGAGGAATTGGACGTAGTTCACGGCCTGGATCGCGTTCTTGATCAGGTTCGCGGACTGATCGTTGTCGTCACCGGCTGAGGCCAGCGCGGTCACATCGATGTTGCAGATGCGAACGGCTTGCCGCCAGTCACGGACAACGAGGCCGAGCTTGGCCTTGTACTGATCGATGTACGCCCAATAGGACGCACCGACCCCGCGACCGTCATCGACCAACCACTTCCCCTTGTCCTCGTGATAGATGCCTGCACGAGTTCCCTTCGGGAAGAAAGTGTGGACGGACTGCTCGCCCCACACGATCAGCCAAAGGCTTGTGTTCGTTCCCGCCGACGCATCACCGAAGGCTTCTCCCTCGGAGTTCACCGCCGCGTTGAACACGTTGCGACCGGAGTCGGGCAACGTGGACGAGGGGTTCACAATCGCATCAGGGTTCGCCTGATACGTCGCGTTCAGCTTTGAGTAGTACGCAGATAGCCCGGTGAAACGATCCGGGTTCACGCGCACGTCACCGTAAAACAAAGTCGTCGCCAACGTCTGAGCGAAAGACTCCATGAACGGCGAGACTTCCGACAGGCGCAGCGCCGCACCGTCTGCGGCCAGCTCGACGAGTTCTTCGTCCACTTTCCCCATGCCTTCGAGGATTCCGGCAGTCACCGTCAACTGCTTCGTGGTCGATTTGCTCGGCTGGACACCGACGTTGATGCTTCTCCACGCGATTTGGGGCAAGCCCGTTCTCAGCGTGGTGACGTGACCGGTCTGCGTGTTTCCTTCCAGCACGGTCATGTCGTCCGTGATGTGATTCACACGGTTCAACATTTCCACGATCCGAGCGATCTTCCCTTCCGGGTCGGTTCGCTTGGCGTGGTCGAGCAGCGTGAGCTGCTGATTTCCTATGACGCTCATGTAATGTGCCTCCTAGTTGTAGAGTCCGCGTGGGCTTTACTTTTTGCCCATCGTCGGGTACAGCACTTCCGCATCGGATTTCCGTTCGCCACCAGCTCGCTTCCCATCGACTTGCGAATCCTCGGAGATCGCCTTCCCGATGGTGTTGCAGAAACGAACCCATTCAGGATGATTGCCGAGTCGCGACTCGTTGAGAAGTTGCCGAAGCGCGGGACTCCCGAAACGCTCTACAGCCTTGGAAGCGATGCCAAATTCTTTTTGCCATTCAGCGCCGAACAGGGTCTTGGCTTCTTCCTTCCAAGCCTCGCTCTGTTTGACGTAGCTTTCCTCAATGGCTTTGGCGTTCGCTAGAGACTGTCTCGCTTGAAAGTCCACCAACTTCTGTGCTGCTTCCTGCGAGAGATTTAACGCCTTCGCTTCAGCCCGAAACTCGTCCATCAGCTTAGCGTCAGGCGTTAGGCCCTCCGGCAGTTTGAAGTCGGCGTACTTTTCAGGTGCGCCCTGCTTCTGCGATCCTTCGTCTTTCTTTGCGTCTGCCTTGGCGGGATCACCGCCGAGAATGGTGCCTTCGTCTTTCTTGGCTTCAGCAGCCGGAGCCGCCGCTGCATCTTTCGCCGGAGCTGCCGCAGCAGATGCCGCTGCCGCATCAGCCTTTGCCACGCCGTCGTTACCACCGGCATTGTTTCCCCCTTGTGCCGCTGCTGCTGGTTTCTCCGCTACTGCCGCTGCGTCTGCCATGATCAATTCTCCTTTTCTTTAAATTCCCCGCACCATTCGGTTTCGGGTACATACGGAAACGATATGTCGCCTGCTGGCGGAAAGCGCTTGCACCGCCCTCGATGCGCCACGTTCGGCAACGGACTGAAGTAAGCGCACTCTTTGCACTTAGGCATCTACCACCGTGAAATCGACGTAGTATTCTTTCCCCGGCTGAAACAAATCCTCTCGGCCCTGTGATAATTCGATGTGTCCGGTCGGAGTGGACGCGAAGAATTTCTTATTTTCATCGCTGTCTCCATAGACGCATTGGAATTTCGAATTGTACATATAACCCTTCACGTTCCCATGCGCCGCAGCGTCATAATGGATGCTCTCGGTTTTCTCAACCGCATAACACTTCATCTTACATCGCGTGGTCATTGAACCCCCATTTCTCGTTCTTTCTTCTTGCGCTCGATCTCGCTCTTGATATCCGAGTCATGCTCGCGCTGCATCTGCGGATAGAGACCGGGATCAGCTTCAAACAAAAGCTGCATGATCTCGATGGCTACTGACCGACGGCCCTCGTTGAGAGCTGATACGTCCGGCTGTCCGGCCACGAACGAAAGTCTGTACGGACCACCGAGTTCGAGAATGTGCCAGAGAAGTCTGCGAGTCTCAACGGACTTGCACGACTGGCGGATATCGCCCATGAGCTTGACGCGCTTGAGCTTGTTCTCTTTATCGATCTTCTCGCGCAGCAGCTCAAGATCATCTTTGCCGGAGCTGGCCGAGATTTCGTAATCCATCGCCGCTCGCTCTGCGTCTTTGATCGCGGTTTCTAAACTATACTCAAATCGTTCTTCGCTCACGCTGTTCCCCCAGGAACCGGCGCACCATTGCCGGGAGCTTCACCGCCGACACCGAGAAGATGTTCAAGAGCGCTGCCGCCGCCCACTTTCGTATCGGCCAACGTCTTTGCGGCCTCGACAGCCTGCAAGCTGGCCTGCTGCGCTTGCTGCTGGACCATCTGCTTCACGCGAGCATTGCGAATCTGCATGACCTGATCTTTTGAGCGAATGAGCTTCGGCGGAACACCGAGAGCATCGCCGTACTCTTGAGCTGCTTCATCGACATCGAAATTATCTTTGACCTCGGGGAACGCGCCTGACAGATTGCCGATGAACGCGGCGTATTGTTCGATTGCCGCCGTGCCGATCATCTTCTGCGCCTGAGCCAAGAGGCTGATGTACTCGACCTTCAACGGCATCCCCTGAATCTCAGGCGGCGGCGGCGGGATCAGGCCGGAGCGCAGCGCGATTGCGAACGTGCGATCAATCGTCGGATCGAGCAAGTCTGACTTCACGCGGCCAATGACCGGGCCGAGCATCAGCAGCTTTTCTTCGTGACGCTCAACAACTTCGCGAGCAGTCATCTCAGTCTTGTCGGACTGAATCATCATCAAGAACAAATCGGCGTACCAGCGAGAGGCGATCTGCTGCTTGGTGTCTTTGATCAGCGCGTTGAGATCGGCAACGTCAGGCTGCACCTGATACGCCGCTCGTGCGCCAGCATTGGGCACCGCAGAACTCGTGCGCGTGATTCCGCCCGGCAACATATTGGCCGTGCCTTCGACTCCGCCATCGATCAGCACCGGGGGATCGACGAGCTTGTTGATGCCGAGCAGCAAATCTTTCTTCATGCGGTACAGCATCTTGATGTCGCCAAGCGCAAACCAACCGGGACCGACACCGTAGATGTCCGCAGTCGTCGTCATGTCCCAACGTCCGCACATGAACGGGAACTCGTCGTAACCGGCAACGCGCAGCGCTTGCTTGTAAACGCTCTGAGCTTCCCACGTCACCGAGCGAAACGCTTTGCCCTGGTAGTCTTTGTAGTTCTCGACCTTCGACGTGTTGGGCTCGCAGAGCGTGTAAACTAAAATCCATGTATCTCGGTTCCCCGCAGCGTAGGCCCTTTGGACCACTTCGCTGACATTCTCCCAACCGTACTCGTCAACGAGCTGATCGACCGTCATCCAGTATTGACGAGCGAACGAGTTGACGCGGCCAGCGAAGTCCGTGCCCAGGTAATACTCACCGACGGTGTAAGATCGACACCGGATCACGGACTCATAATCTTCATAGATGCCAAACGACCCGGTGCCGAAAAGTCCGAGTTCTTGGTACGTCTGCTGGAACGCGTCGTAGATGTTGGACTTCGCAAAGATCGCCAGCAGAACCTTCTCGACTTCTTGCAGCCAATCTTTAACGCCATCGACCTCGGCGTATTCCATGTTCTCAAGGCCGAGTCTGAACCACGGCTTGCTCGGGCTCGTGAGACCCGACGACATTCCAGCGGCCATGATGCGAGCGTAGTGCGCGGGATCGCCGTCCATGACAAGTCGGTAATCGTACTGCGCGTTGTAGTTCGGAACGAAGCCCTCGAACCAGCCGCGCTTGGGATCGATGTATCGAGAGAGATCGCGCCAATGCTGATACCACTTGCTCATCGCTTCGACGCGCATGAGCTGCCAGCGGAGCTGGTACTGCGAGAGATTTATTTCCGGTTGCTTGCGATGCGTGTATTTTTTAATCGGCTCTAATGGCCCCGGCACACCGCCGAACCGGAAATCGGGAGTTACGTTTGTTAGGAGCATAGTTTTTTGGGCACAAAAAAAGCCACCACGCGATTGCTCGCGCAGCGGCCTCTGGCTTGTCCAGTCAGCCTAAATTAGTAGCGTGTCTGCTGTTCCGTTTTGATCATCACGAGTTTGCGATCCTGAGCTGATGCAACCATCGCACCGTAGCCTTGTTCACGAGTTCGCCGCCATGCTTTGACGACTTCCTGTTCGTCCGCAGTAAGGGACCAACAATGCGCCGGGAGATGGATTGTCTTTTCACTCATTGCCCCAATTTGCTCTTGCCA